CGTTGTCCTGACGTGGCCAAGAAGAAGACAGCGAGAAAACGCCGGCCCGCCAAGAAGAGATCGCGGCCGAGTACTCCGCCGCCGGAAACGGCCGCGGCGGATCCGGAGCTCGTCGAGAAAGCGGTCCTCCTTTTGGTGCGGCATCGCGACGCCGGCACGGTGCGTGATCGGCTGATGGCGGATGGCGTGTCGAGGGCTACGGCTGAGGCGACGATTGCCGACGCCAGGCAGCGACTGACGATCGCGGCCGGCTACGATCGCGTCGAGGAGCTTGGCCGCGCGATCAAGCGGTTGAACGACCTCTATGAGGCGGCCCGCAAGATGCTCAGTCCGAAGATGATGCCGTCCGCCGCGGCCTTCACGGCGTGCGCGAACATCCAGAAGGAAATCAACCGTCTGCTCGATCTCTACCGGCCGAGCGAACTGCCGACCGGCGAGGCATCGGAGGAATCGGCTGAACTCCGTTTGATTCGTGATTACTTGGAACCGTTCGACCTTGGAGATCCGGACCTACCCGTTTCTGAGCTTGCCCGCCTGGCTACTGCAAGATTGGTGCTTCCTGAATGAGACGTGATCGCTACGCAAAAGAGAAGGAACGGAAGCGACGGTACGCGGCGAAACGCGCGGAAGTCGGCCGTGACATTGCGCCGCTTCCGCCGGTCACAGATCCGAGACGAAAGGCCGACGCGCTCGGCTCGCTGCGACTCTTCATGGAGTCGTACTTCTCTCACATCTTCGAGCTCGCCTGGTCGGAGGATCACCTCTACGCCATCCGCAAGATGGAGGACGCGATCGTCGCCGGCGACGGCCGTCGTTTTGCGTTGGCGATGCCGAGAGGCAACGGAAAGACGATGCTCTGCGACATCGCCGTTCTGTGGGCCATGCTCACCGGCCGCCACCGGTTCGTGATGCTGTTTGCGGCGTCACAGAAGGCGGCCGGCCGGCGTCTCGCAGCGATCAAGAAGCACCTCCGAACGAACCGCCTGTTGGCGGAGGATTTTCCCGAGGTCTGCCACCCGATTCGCGAGCTGGAGAACATCGCCAACCGCGCCGCCGGCCAGCTCTTCTACGGCCGCCATACGGAGATCGTTTGGAAGGAAGACGAGATCGTGTTGCCGACGATCGCCGGCTCGGCGGCGTCCGGAGCTCGGCTCCGAGTGGCAGGTCTCGACAGCGAATTTCGCGGCGCCAACGACACGGACGCTGACGGTAAGCCGTTGCGACCGACGCTTGCCGTGATTGACGATCCGCAGACCGATGAATCGGCCCGGAGCTTCGGCCAATGCAACGATCGCGAGCGCCGGATCAAAGGCGGCATTCTCGGCCTCGAAGGGCCTGACCATCGCATCACGGTACTCATGCCTTGCACGGTGATTCAGCAAGGCGACCTGGCGGACAGGCTCCTCAACAGGAAGAAGAATCCGACCTGGCAAGGCCACCGCACGAAGCTCCTGATTTCGTTCCCCAAGCACATGGACATGTGGGAACGGTACTGGGAGATATTTACCGACAGCCTGCAAGCCGATGGCGACGGCCGCGAAGCGCAGGACTATCTCAAAGACAACTGGAAGCGGATGCACGAAGGCGCGAAAGCCGCCTGGAACGATCGCCGGCCGTCGTGCCTGTCGGCTGTTGAGTATGCCATGCGGCTCTTCTTCGACGATCCCTATGCCTTCAGTGCAGAGTATCAGAACGATCCGCTCGTTGACGACGTCGAAGATGGCCGGCTGAGTGAGGAGAATCTTGAGGAGCGAGCCAGCGTCTTGAAGCGAGGCATTGTGCCGGCCGGAACCAAGCACCTGGTCGCTCACGTCGACGTCCACGACAAGGCGCTGTATTGGGCAATCGTCGCTTGGGAAGATGGCTTCCGCGGATCTGTGATCGCCTACGGCACCTACCCGAAACAGAAACTGCCGTACTTCAGCCTCGCGGCGATCCGCCACACGATCGCCAGGCTACACCCGAAGCTCTCGCTCGAAGGCCGCCTGTATAAGGCGCTTGAAGCGCTGTGCGATGAGCTGCTCGGCAAGGAGTGGCCGGTCGAAGGCGGCGGAGTGATGCAACTGGAACGTCTCGGGATAGACGCCAGTTGGGGCGATTCGACAGAGGCCGTCTATCGATTTGCCCGGCAGTCGAAACACGCCGCCCGAATCCGCCCGATGCACGGCGCCTACCGAGGCGCGAAGAACGACCCGCTCGTGGGACCGCATCGCAAACGCAAACGGGGCGAGATTGCCGGCGATCAGTGGTTGATTCCGCCGCCGAATCCGATCCGGCACGTGACCTTCGATTCGAACTACTGGAAGTCGCGACTCGCAGCGAGACTCCTCACGGCGATCGGTGAACGCGGCGCGCTCACCTTTCATGCCGGAGACCACAAACTCCTGATCGACCACTGCCTAGCGGAAGTGCCGCATCGCGTGATCGGCAGGACCAGAGAGGTCGACGAGTGGCAGCTCCAGCCGGGCCGCGACAACCACTATTGGGATAACCTCGTGGCGTGCGTCGTCCTGGCTTCGACGCTCGGAATCTCTCTTGCCGGTCCCCGGCCGGCTCGCGGGAGTTCCAAGAGCAAGCGACGGCCCAAGAAGGCAACCAGCCTGGCGGTGTGACCATGCGAACCAAATCATTCATTCGGTTCGAGCCGTCGATCGAGGACGGCTCGAACGACCCGCGATACGGAGGCAACCTTGATGGCGAAAAAGAAGGCGAAGACAACCAGCTCGCGGCGAACTGCGAAGAAGGCGAAGGCACGCCAAGAACCTGGACACACGCCTGGCTCGCAGGAGCCGCCGAAGAGCGATGACCCTACGCCGGACGCCAGTGCGGAGAATCGCGGTCCTGGCCGGCCTCCCGGCCCGACGGATACGACGCCCGCGGTGGCCGTCAGGCCCGCGCAATGCCCGGCGTGCCAGTCGACCGAGTATACGGTTGCCCGGCGGATCATCACGCGTCCCATCGCCGGCGAGCTCTCCGGCCTTCCATACGATCACGTGATCTGGCGGAGGTTGCGCTGCAGCAACTGCCGACAGCTCTATACGGCTCGATTCTACGAGCACTCAGGAGACGGCGAGGCTGCCCATTCGTGAGCACCTCCAGTGTGTAGGCCAATCGGAAACGGGGCATAACAAAGAAAAGGCGGACGGCCGGAAGCAGCAACTTCCGACGACTCCTAGACGGCCGTCGGATCGCCACCGTTGCAACCGATCCGCCCTATTCGAGTGGCGGCCTATTCGCATCGGCGAGACAGAAGGGCAGCGTCTGCAAGTACAAACAGCACGGATCCAAGGTGGAGTACCCCGAGTTCTTTGGCGATACACGTGATCAAAGGTCTTGGCTCCGTTGGATGGCCAACTGGCTCGAGATGTACTTGGCTCGTGCCGCGGAGAGCGCCTATCTCTTCAGTTTCACTGACTGGCGACAGACGCCGGCGACGACAGACGCACTGCAATGGGCCGGATGGACCTGGCGTGGCACGAACGTGTGGGATAAGGGTGGCGGCTCGCGTGCCCCGCACTGCGGCTACTTCCGTCACCAGGCCGAATATGTCGTGTGGGGCACGAAGGGGCGAGTCCCTCGCCCCGAGTCCGGCAGCCACGCCGGCGTGATGCTCGCGCCATCGCCCCGAAGCAAGCGGCATGTGGCGCAGAAGCCGCTTGACGTGATGGTATGGCTGCTCAGCATCAACGACGGCCTTGTCGTCGACCCGTTCGTCGGCAGCGGCACGACGATCCTGGCTGCCGACCAGCTCGGTCGACCATGCTACGCGGCCGAAATGTCGCCGACGATCGCGGCGGTGTGCCTGGAGCGATTGGCGGAGGCTGGAAAGCGCCCGAGACTGGCGGAGTAAATGCCAGGACCTCGCATTTGGCTCAGAAACGGCATCGAAATTGAGCCTCCCATTCTGGTACGGTCGACTGCTGATGTGTGAGAGCGGGCTTCTTGCCCGCCAAAGCGGCCGGTCGGGGCCGACCACCCGGACCGGCCGTTTCTATGTCCACTACCGCCGAAATCGCACGACGCATTGCCGAGATCGACGAGAAGCTCGATAGCGGCGTCACCATGCACAGCGTCGACGGCACGACGACTCAATACGATGTCGATGCGCTCCGGCAGCAGAGGGCGGATCTGGTCGACCAGTTGGCCGGCGCTCGCACCAAGCAACGCTGTACGGCCGTGAGGCTCGACGGATGACCTCTATTGCTCCAACTCGATTCCTCGGCAACCCCGTCGCGCAGGATACGGTGCGGTTTCTGGGGGAGCTTGGAGCAAGAGAACGACAGGACGACTACGACGCGGCCGAGAGTTCGCGCAACCGCAAGGCCAGGTCGACGACTCTCAAGCACGAGGACAAGCACCTGCCGCCACAAAAGCGGCAAGCACTCGTCGCGAAGACGCGGGAGAACGTCCGGAACTTCGTGGTGGCGTCGTGGGCCATTCGCAAGCACCTCGACTGGATTACGAGCTTCCGCTTTCAGGCACGCACGAAAGACCGCGGCTTCAACCGCGCGCTGGAACAATTCATCGAACATTGGTCGATGGCTGCGAACTTTGACGCCGCCGGCCGCCATGGACTCCGACGCTTCTTGCGAATCGCCGAAGGCCGCCGAACGATCGACGGCGATTTCTTCACGCTGAAGCTCCGAGACGGAATGGTGCAAGGTATCGAAGGCGATCGCGTTCGAAACACGGCCTTTCGAGGCCACAACGACACGACCGACTTGTCGCGGTTCTACCACGGCATCCGGACCAACAAAGCCGGTCGAGCGATGGCCTACGCTCTGGCCACGCGCACGGACACCGGGTTCCTTCACGAGCGGATTGTATCGGCGCGGCACATGTTGCCGATTGGTTACTTCGACCGCATCGACCAGACTCGCGGAATCAGCCTGTTCGCGCCTGCGTTGAACGGCCTGCAAGACGTGTACGAGGGCTTCGATTACGCGCTGGCAAAAGCCAAGCTCGCGCAACTGATCGGCCTGATTATCTATAGCGACAACAAATTCGAAGGGATGCCGTCCACCGACGGACCCGATACGGACGGTGACGGCGAGACGGACGACGAGCGTTACGAAGTACAACTCGGCGACGGGCCATTCAAGCTGGAGCTGTCCGGTGCCGATCGAGCGGAGTTCATCGACCCGAAAACTCCGTCGAGTGAGTTCAAGAACTACTCAACGTTGATGTTGATGGTAGCGCTCAAGTCGCTGGATATCCCGTATTCCTTCTTCGACGAATCGTTCACGAACTTCTACGGTTCCAAAGGCGGCGTCCTCCAGTATGTGCACTCCTGCAAGCCAAAACGCAAGGACCTCTTGGAGTACCTCGTCGGCCTGACCATGTGGCGACTGGCGCTGGCCGTGACCGGCTCCTCGCCGGAACTCCGGCCGCCTCGGTCAATAGACTGGATGGACATCGCATTCGAGTGGATTCCCAGCGGCGCACGGCCGTGGGATCGACACAAAGAGGCAAGTGGCGTGCTGGCCGAAATCAAGAGCGGCACCAACTCGCCGCAAGACGCGTGCCGCGAGCTCGACACCGATTTCTACTCCAACGTCGACAAGATCAAAGAGGCGATGGAGTACGCCGCAGAACAAGGCGTGCCACTCGAATGGGCACTCCAAGGGGCCTGACATGCAACTTCCGCCACACGGCCTGTGCTTGCCTTGCACGATTACGCGCGTGATCGATGGCGACACGCTGGAGGTGTCGCTTGGATCGGTGCGACGGTATAAGGTCCGACTGCTCGATTGCTGGGCTCCGGAGCCGAACACCGAAGCCGGACAGCGAGCCAAGGAATTTGTCGAGGACCTGCTGGACGCCGCGCAGAGCACGCACTTGTTCATCCCAGCGCCAACCACACAGAACATCTTCAGCGACCTGCTCACATTGGAACGCCTGCTGGCGCACGTGTTCGTGTCGACGCAAGAGACGCTTGCGGAGCGACTCGTGGCCGCCGGCCACGCCACCAGAACGAGAGAGTAGCCACATGATCGACACGACAATCCCCGTGGGGGCAGCGCGGTTCGTCGCTTCCGCGCCGTTCGTGTTCGCCGCTGGCGACGGCGGCGAATCGGAAGGCGTGCCCGTCCGCCTCCACGCACGTGACGCGAAACCCATCGATCACTGGTACTGGGGCAAAATCGCCCACGACATGAGCGGCGTCATTCACCGCGATTCACTCGCGATCGATTGGCGACACGACGCCGAGCAACTGCTTGGCTACGTCGACGACGTACAAGCTGACGCCAAGAAGGGGCTCGATCTCGGTGGCATGATCCTGCCGAAGCTCGACGAGAAGGCCGCAGAGATCGCGAGGAAAGCAGACGCCGGCGTGCCTTATGAGTCGTCGATCGACTGGACGGGCCCGGCGGTCATCGAATACGTCGACACTGGAGCGTCGGCCGAAGTCAACGGCTACACGTTCGAGGGACCTGGTTACATCGCGAGAGAGTGGCACCTGCGAGGCGTTGCAATCTGCCCGCACGGGGCGGACGTCAGTACAACCACAGAATTCTCAGCCGACGATGAAGTCGGCGTGAGGGTCTTTACCCAAAAAGGAACGGCGATCATGCCAACGACTCAGTCGCAGCAATCGACAAAAGACCAAGCTCACTCCTGCAATTCGCCCGACCAGGCCGAAAGCCAGACGCAGGACTCGCAGAGCCAAGGCAGCGGTACCGCGACGCCGGAATCGGCGGCGCCGGCCGGAACGCAAGACTCGGCCGGCGGTGCGGATCCGGAGCCGGCAGAATCGGCGGCGCCGGCCGCCGCAGACAACGAACGAGCTACACAGGGCCAGCGGTTCACGGCCGCCTTCGGCGAGGGCCTGGGCGCGAAGCTCTTCGCCAAGGGCCTGAGTTTCGAGGGCGCCACCGTAGAGCATGCCAAGCAGCTCACGGCAGACAACGCCAAGCTCCAAGAGGACGTGGCGCAGCTCAAGCAGCAGGTTGGCACGCTCCGTGAGCACGCCGGCGAGGCCGATCCGGCCACGTTCACGCCGGAAGGCGGCAAGGCCACCGGAACCGAGGACTCGCAGGACAGCGAGCCTGACAACGCTCAGCGGTTTGCGGCGGCGATTACGCTTCCGAAGTAATCGCTCCACAACTCACGCCAGACGATCCATTTTCACGCACATACTGATTTGGCCGGTCGGGGCCTTGCTCACGAGGACTTTCCCCCATGCCCAAGTCAACACTTCTGGACATCGCGAAACGCAACGGATCGGACCCTGCTGTCGGCCTGATCGACGAGACAATCAAGCCCCATCCCGAGCTGATCTACGTGCCGGCTCGGACGATCAAAGGCACAAGCTACAAGACGCTGATTCGCACAAGCTTGCCGACTGCCGGCTTCCGTAAGGCGAACGACGGCGTCACGGCCTCCAAGAGCACGTACGACAACCGGCGGATTGAGACGTACATTCTCAACCCGCGTTGGGAATGCGACAAGGCGGTCGCGGATCGCAATGAAGACGGGCCGGAGATATTCATCTTCGACGAAGCGACCGGGATGTTGGAGGCGAGCCTTCAGCAGGTCTGCACGAACTTCTACTACGGCCGCGATGACGACTACGGCGGCGACGTGGAAGGGCATCCCGGCCTGATCGATTCCTATGACGCAACCAACATGGTCGTCGACGCCGGCGGGACGACCGGCGATACCGGCTCCAGTGTCTGGCTGATTCGGTTCGGCCGCAAACACGTGAACTGGGTGTGGGGCGAAAACGGCTCCATGGAAGTGGAGGACCCGCGTATCGAGACGATCACCGGCGAGAACGGCGGTTCCCTGACCGGGTACGTGCAGGAGCTGCTGGCCTATCCGGGCCTGCAGGTCGGCTCGCTGAAGTCGGTTGTGCGAATCAAGAAGCTCACCGCGGACAGCGGCAAGGGGCTCACCGACGACGTGATTTACGACGCCTTGTCGAAATTCCCGGCAGGCCAGGAGCCCGACTTGATCCTCTGCTCGAAGCGCAGCCTCAAGCAACTCCGGGGTAGCCGTACCGCGACGAACGGGACCGGCGCGCCGGCTCCGATTCCCGAATCGATCGAAGGTACGCAAGGCCCGATCCCGATCCGGCCGAGTGAAGCGATTCTCGACACCGAGGCGCTCACGCTGTAACGGTCGATCGCGTGCCGTTGGGTGTCCGGCGGCGGATCCGCTCTCACGCAAGACACGAATCACGCTTATCACAATTGAGGCGATACGATGACTCAACCATCCAACATGGATCTGAAGGACGCCGCGCTCGAGGTGACCAAGGCGCTGCCGAACGGTGCAGCGTCGGTAAACTCCGCCGGCATCGATCTCGGCCTGGCAACCGAAGGCCAGCATCTGTCGGAGTGTGAGCTGGTGATTGAGGCGCCGGCGTTGGCGACCGCCGATCTGCCGGACACCAAGACCATGACCTACAAGGTGGAGCACTCGGCCGACAACTCCAGCTATGCCGACTTGTTCCTTTCGGTGATTGTGCAGACCGGAGCCGGCGGAGCCGGCGCTGTTGCTGCGACCAAGCGTCTGCGGCTTCCGGTCGACGTTCGCCGGTATGTCCGCGTAACCGCCACCAACAGCGGCACTGGCGACGCCTCCGACAAGAGCCTCACCGCCGGGCTGCGATTCTGAGCTGATCCGGGGTCGTCCTCGAGAATTGTTCACCAGTTTGTTCAGTAAGCCATGGATTGCGAAGCTACTCGCGTGTTGCGTGATTTGCGGCGCCTTCGAGGCGTGTCGGCCACGTATTGTCGTGGCACGCTGCGGATTCCCGTGCGAGCGATTCCCGGCAAAGAAGAGTTCGAACGCACGAACCAATATGGCGCTGTGACGACGTTCCGCACTGTCGACTGGATTATCGAGGCCGAGGACCTGGTCGACGGTGAGCTGCTCACGCCGGAGGCCGGCGACGAGATCGAGCACGCGACCGCGAAACGCAAGACCGTGTACCAAATAGGGCCGCCCACCGAAACCGAGCCGGCCTACCGCGAGATCGGCATTGATGGCGATTGGCTGCGGATCCACTCGCAGAAAGTCGAATGATGAACACGCTCCGAAAATACGCGCGTTGGTACCCGATTGCTGTTTACGTGCTGACCTTTGCCATCTCGGCCATCACAACCGTGTGGGCCGTTTCGACTGAGCGAGCAACCGCGGTCGAAACTCGGAAGAGCCACACCAGGCAGATCGACGACCATGAGAGCCGGCTCCGGACTGTGGAAAAAGAGACCACGACGATCGGCGAGGCCGTGCGTTGGACGCGCGACGCTGTCGCACGGATCGAAGACCGTTTGGACGGAGGTGATCCGTGAGTGAGTTTGCTCAACTCGGCAAGGCGATCGCGGCGGAGGTGACGAGCCTCTTTACCGGCACGCTACAGGCAGTGCACAAGCGCCGGACTGACGTGAAGCTCAGCCAGCTCGGTGACGGCTGGACGGTTGACGTGGTGCCCGCCAAGCACGAAACCGCGCCGGCCGATCGGACGAGCCGCCGACAACTCTACACGTTTGATATCGTCTTCCGCCGGCGGTTCGATCCGCAGGCGAATGAAGAGACGGAGGTCGATCCCCTGTGCTCGATCGTAGAGACGGCCACCGACCTGCTCTACGACGTCGAGCCGACGATCAACGGCAACGTGGCGGATTGCGTCAGTACCGAGCGAGATCCGCCGTTTGACCCGCAGGCATTGTCCAAGTCTGTGTTCCTGTCGGTCGTGAGAGGTACCTGGACGCTCGATCGATGATCGGACTGCGAGCCGGTGGACGCGTAGATACTGACCGAATCCGGCGTAAGGCACGCGATGCAACGTTCCGGAGTCTCGGTCATGCCGCGGCTTCGACACGCATGGTCGCCCGCCGGTCGATCCGCCGGCGAAAGAAGCCGGCCGCGGTCGGCAAGCCGGTCAGCACGCAGACCGGACGCGCCAAAGGTGCTTATCGGTACCACGTAACAAAACCATATGGGCCGGCTGTGATCGGCCCGGCCGCGTCGATCATCGGACCGGCCATGCGATACCACGAACACGGCGGCCGCCGCGGGCGCCGCTATATTCCGCGACGGCCGGTGACGGGCCCGGCGCTCGCAACAATCGGCCCACGGCTCTCGGGCTACTGGGCAGGACAGATCCGAAGATGAGGACATACCGCCATGCTCGGCAAGAACTGCAAGACCTACTACCTCACGACCGGCACCCGCGCGACCTGGGGCTCAGTCGGCTCGTCTGGCCGACACGAAGGCGAGGCGCCTTCGAATCTCGTCCTCATTGAGTCGTGTAAGGACGTCACAACGCCAGGCGAGAGGAAGGTCGCACAGCAGAGTGATCGAGGCGCCGCGTGGGAGACCGGAGATACCGGCGCGTTCACCGGAAACCTGGTTATCAAGCTCAATCACCGCACGAGTGCTGACGCTGGCCGTACTGCACTTGAGACGGCGATGTTGACCAACCAACCAATCGCGCTGGCGATGCTCGACGGTGCATCTGATGTAGCCGGCTCCAAGGGGTTGTGGGCAGACTTCAAGGTCGCCAAATTCCCGCGCAACGAGCCGGAAGAGGGGCACGTCACCTACGATTACGAGCTGGTGCCGTACGACTCCGGCGTCGCTCCAGAATTCGTCGAGGTCACCTCCGGCACGTAATCGCCGGCGTTTGCCGCAGTCTGCATCACGAGCGAAACCAAAGGAAAGCAATCATGCAAGCGTTCGAGGACCTGGACGGCCGCGAGTGGCGAATCAGCATCAACGCGGCGACCGTCGAGCGCGTGCGTGAGACGCTCGATGTCGACCTGTACGAATACGGCATGCACGGCGAGCATGAGGACCTTCGGCAGTGCCTGCAATTCCAGGTGCGAGGAAATCCCGTCCTGCTGTGCAAGATCCTCTACCAGCTCTGCCTGCGGCAAGCCGCGGAGGCACACGTCGATTGGGAGTCGTTTGCCGAGGCGGTGAGCGACCAGCCGCTGTGGGACGCGTTGCGCGCGATGGAGACCGAGATCGCAAATTTTACTGTGAGCCCCGATCGCCGCGCAGCAGTGACTGCGGCGATCGAGAAGATGGGCGAGTTGATGGACTCGACTCACAAGTGGGTGAGACAGAAGACGCTGCAAGCGGTGGCGGACCCGAGAATCGCCCAACAGCACGCCAACGAGCTTGCGAAGTTAGACGAACGCTTTGGGAAAATGCAGGAATCGCTGGCGTCGACCGACCAGACGCCCACACCTACGGCCAGCTAGCGGCGATGGCCGAGGGTGTCGACAAGATCGGCTGGGATCGCACCGCCGAATTGTGGGCTTTGCTGGCGAACCTGTGGAGCGGCAGCGAGTCGCCGCACTACCGGCCGCGGATGATTCACCCCTACCATCCGGATCGCATTCCGGCAGCCGGCAGCGACGAGAGTCGTATCCGACTGACGACCGACAACGTCGCCGTCTTCGCTGAAGCCTTTGTCAAGCAGTATTCGAAGTGAGCCATGCCCAGCGCAGCAGACATTCGAGCCGGCGGCGCGTTCGTTGAGCTCTACACGAAGAACGGCCCGCTCTACGCGGGCCTCAAGAACGCCCAGCGGCGCGTGAAGGCGTTTGCCAGCGGCGCGATGAGCTACGGCCGCAATCTGCTGGCACTTGGCGGCGCCGTGACCGGCCCGCTCGTTGCATCGGCAAAGCTCTTCGCATCGGTCGGTGACGATCTCGACAAGATGAGCGCGCGCACTGGCGTGGCCGTCGAGTCGCTCTCGGAGCTCGGGTTTGCCGCCGAACAGGGCGGCGCGTCTCTTGGTGATGTTGAGGCGGGCCTGAAGGGCATGCAGAGAGCCCTGACGAATGCCGAGAAGGGCTTGTCTCGGCCGATCGAGAACTTGGCCATGCTCGGCATGACGATCGACGATCTGCGCGGGCTCGATCCCGAGCAGCAGTTCGAGAAGATCGCCGCGGCGCTCGAGCAGGTGGAAGATCCGTCCTTGCGAGCCGGCATCGCCATGCAGCTCTTTGGCGGCGCCGGCCAGAAGCTCCTGCCAATGATGCAAGGTCTCGCCGCTGCGCGGCAGCAAGCACGCGACCTCGGCTTGGTCGTCTCGACAGAAGACGCGACACGCGCCGCGAAGTTCACTGACCAGTTGAACATCCTCCGCCGTGTACTCATGGACGGCGTGTTCTCCGCCGGCTCAGCAGTGGCCGACGTCCTCGGCGATATGGTGATGAAGATTGTGAAGGTGGCAAAGGCCGGCGCCGAGTGGATCGACGAAAACCGCGCGTTGTTCGTGACCATCCTTAAGATTGCAGGAATCGTAACGGCAGCCGGCGCTGGCCTAATGGCGCTCGGGGCAGCCGCCATGGCCCTGTCTGGCATTATCGGCGGCCTGGCAACGGCCGTCACCGTCGTTGGTACCGTTCTCGGTACGCTCGCTTCGGTCGTCGGATTCCTCCTCTCGCCGATCGGCCTGGTGACCGCGGCCGTAGTCGGCCTGGCCGGCTACTTCTTGTATGCGAGTGGCGCCGCCGGATCGGCCGCCGAGTGGATCGGCGACAAGTTCGGCCAGTTGATGGGATTCGCTCAGGAGACCTTCGGCGCGATCAAGGACGCCATGGCGGCCGGCGATATGCAGCTCGCTGCCGAGGTGATGTGGGCCGCGATCAAGGTTGCCTGGGTGACCGGTACGGGCTGGCTCCGCCAGACGTGGGCCGATTTGCGGTTTTTCCTGGTGAAGACCTGGGGCGAGGCTGCGTTCGGCGTCCTGGACACGCTGAACTACCTGTGGTCGAGCATGGTCGACGGGTTTTGGTCGGCTGCCGATGGCGTGGTCGATGCGTGGAAGTGGGCCGAGGAAGGCCTCGCCAAGGGAATCGGCTGGGTGATCGCGAAGCTACAGGGGCTCAATCCAGACGACGTCCTTGCGACCTTGTCGGACGATTACGACCGCCAGCAGGCCGGCCGCGATGCCAAGCGCAACGATCGAGACCAAGCTCTTCAGGAGACGGCTGATGACCGCTACGCGGCGATCGAGACGGCGCGGCGAGATTGGATGCAAGGTGCAGCGGCGAAGCATGAAGCACAGATCGCCGGCGCGAAAGATGGCCTGGAGGCGGCGCAGCGACGATTCGACGCAGCGAAGGAGGCTGCTCGCGACGCGCGGGAGAGGAGCGAGGCAGACGCAGATACGGAAGAACCGGATACGCGCGACGCCTCGACACTGCCGGACAGACAGCCCGCCCCGCAGCCTGCCGGCGACAAGGCCTCTGATGACGCCTTAGCCAAGAGCGCCGGCATGTTCACTGCTGCCGGTTACAAGATGCTGGCCGGCACGCACGATCCATCAATCAAAGTGCAACAAGACCAACTCTCCACGCTCAAGACGATCGCCGAAAACACGAAAGATAAGAAGCCGGCAGAGGTCTCGGAGCATCCCGCCATCGTTGTTGACGGCGCTGCAGACACACGTGATCCGTCGCCAGAGCAACCGAAGGTCATTGGCAACAGTACGGCACGGAGACCGTTGTCAAACGTGCAACACGATCAGCTCTCCACGCTCAAGGCGATCGCCAAGAACACGAAAGACACGAGGCCGGCCGAGCTGGGGCCCTCGAAGGAGCCCTCGGGGCATCCCATCACGATTGTCGACCGCGATTCAGACGCACGCGGTCCGTCACCAGGGCAGCCGAAGGTCATTGTCGACGGCGCTGCAGGTGCAGCACCAACTCCGTCAACAGAGCAGTCACGCGACTGGGGCGACCTTCCCACGCTGTGGGATGCCGTGACACGCGCCGTGCAGCAGTTGCAAGTGTCCGACAAGGACATGCCGGCCCCAGGCCCGGCTCGGCCAACGGGGACGCCTGAGCTTGCCAACGCGAAGGCCGTCATTGACGGGCAGCGTGTGTCGGCACGCGCGCCGGACCGAGTCGCACACGAGTCAGACCACGCGCAGGCATTGCTTGCTGTCCAGAGGGATCAGCTCGTAGCCTTAGGCGCGATCGTCACGAACACACGACCGAAACCGGTGCTCAAGGAGGCGGTACCTCCGAAACGTTGATGGCAGTGATAAGCGTCCGCGACAAATACGGTACCGGCCGCGGCTCGGCATCATACCCGCCAGCCAACGCGTTCACTCGTGAGCTGAACGTGCGCGTAAGCAGTGTGCTCGATGGCCCGGCCGTCGTCCTCTGTAGCCCGCTGGTGCCGAAAATCGGCGACCAGTACGCAACCGGCAACGACTACGTGCCGTCCGCGTGGTGTAAGAAGGTCGACGTCGAGCGAGACTCGGCTGTGGAACTGCTGTTCCACGTAACAGTCGAATACGACACAGAAAAGCCGGAGATCGACGCCACGACGCCGCCGCTGCTGCGGCCAGCCGTCTTCGATTGGAGCAACCGGCGGGAAGAGTTCTTCTTCCCATTCGACACGCGCGGGAATCTGTACGTGACGCCGGCCGGCGTGCCACTGGAAGATCCGCCTCCCACGCCGCTGCACTTGCTGATTCTCACCGTCACCAAGAACGTTGCTACCTACAACCCGATCACGATGAACGGCTACGCGGACAGTGTGAACCTCGACACGTTCCTCGGCTTCTCGCCTGGCTACTGCAAGATCGACGACGTCGTCCCCTCCGACCTGCAAAACGAGACGATCAACGACACGCTCTACCAGTACTACACCATGGAGACGTCGATCGCGATTCGCCGGATTCCCTGGCATCCACACCAGATCATCGCCAAAGGCCGGCACTACAACAACGACGACGGCGACCTGGTGCCTTCGAACGCCGATGGCGCTCTCACAGATCACGAGGTGTTCCTCGACTCGGCCGGCAAGAAGACCGA